GAGACCTATCAAGTCTGGCGGCAAAGGACGATGAGGCAATGGGGCTTGCTGGAATACGTGTACGACAGCTGCACGTGGCTCTATGGCAAACCATTCAAGATCGATCGCCTGTTGATCGAGGACAAAGGCCCCGGCCACACCGCGGCGCAGGAGATCCGCGCTCGCTACGGCATGCACGAGTTCGGCGTGCAATTGTTGAAGCCCAAAGGCGACAAGGTGGCGCGTGCACTGGCGATCCAGCCGATCTTCTCCAACGGTCTGGTGTGGGCGCCGAAATACGACTGGAGCGAAATGGTCATCCGCCAAGCCGCGAAATTTCCATACGACCGTCACGACGATCTGGTGGACTCGATGACCCAGGCGCTGCGGTTTGCGCGCGACATCGGCCTGCTGCAGTCCGACGAGGAACGTGCGTTCGAAGATCGCGATCGCGGCGTCTGGCGCGGTAAGCAGAAAGCGCTTTATCCGGTATGATCGAAGATCGAATGCCGATGCCGCCCGACTTGCAGGAGCTGGTCGAGAGCTACGGCGGCTACTGGAAGATCCCGCAAGACGAATGGCTTAGATACGACCGGATGTGTGAGCAGATGTGGCTGTGGTGCCAAGTGCATCACCGGGTTTTGCCGCCGGACAAGAAATGATGTAAGTGTTCGGCAGGCGCGGGGTATCACACCCCCATCATGCAACCATTCTCCCTGTGCTTTTGCATGACATCGTCTTCCCTGCCCCGCGCCGCCAACATGGAGGCGCGAATGTGCGACTACAGCCTGCAGATGGTTAAGTCACGGCCGGCCGTCGTCGGCGACAAGCTGGTCACCAAAAGCTTCGGCACCGGCACCACCGGGTTTTGCGCTCACGATGATCGCGACGTCGCGGTCTGCGTCTTGCCGGGCACCGAGCTTTCATTCGCCGAGCCGATCGCCACCGTCGGCAGCATGGCGATGTTTCCGGCCTTCATCAGCGGCGGCAAGACCTTTGAGCATCGCGTCGCGATCTTTCGCCAGATCCGCAAGGACGAGCCGCATTGCCACCATGATGCATTGGAACTCCCCAGTGGCCGGCTGGTGTTGCTGACGGCGCTCAAGCCCGATCAATGGGCCACGGTATTGCAGATGCCGGTCGCCAGGACGCCAGCGGAGCTGAAAGAGATCCAGCGCATCCCTATTTCAGGCTAGACAAGCAATGGTGGCGCACGTGAAGCCGATCATCTTGCCCAACCAGCCATTGACTGATGGGCAGCAGGACTGCGTGGACAAGCTGCGCGAGACTTTGGAGGCGGCCGAGCGCGGCTTGGTTCATACCGTGGGCATCGTCGCCTGCATGAAGACCGGCTACGGCGCGGTGATCGGCGGCACCAATGCGGCCGAGCTGAACCTTGGCTTGGATAGCCTAAAGCGCACGATATTGGATCATCTGGAAAAGCCGGTGATGAAGCTATGAAAGAGCTGCTGGAGAACTTAAAGCGTTTCATTGATGCCGGTGACGAAAGCCGGTCCTATCTGCTGTCGCGCTGGGATGCGCGCTTGATCGTTGATGCGCTGGAAAAGGTACCGGCGCCGGTCAAGGTGTTCTCATTCGCCGAACTGCGTGACGAGGCCCGCGCCGCGCGCGACAAGCGCATGCATGATCGCGAAGACAGATACTTTCCAAAGGATAGCGCATAAATGGCCGATGGTTTGGGCGCGGTCTCCGGGGTCCAGGTCGTCGTCGATGAGGACGATAATAGCGTCCGGGTCGATCCGGCTTCCGGCACCGTCGAGCGCGATCAGCCCGACGGCGGCGTGGTGGTCCAGTTCAATGCGATCAAGAACGCCGATGCGCCGGCCGGCTTCGACGCCAACCTCGCGGAAAAGCTTGACGATGCCACCATGGGCAAGATCGCCCAGGAGCTGTACGAAGCTATCGATACAGACGACAAGTCGCGCGCCACTTACCTGGAGATCGTCAAGCGAGCGATGGACTTTCTCGGCCTGGACATGCGCGAGCCGCGCGTTACCGCGCAAGACTCGTCCGCCGCCGTCGAGGGTCAAAGCCAAGTCACAAACCCGCTGTTATTGGAAGCCTGCCTGAAGTCTTGGGCGAACTCCCAGGCCGAACTGCTTCCCGCCGAAGGCCCGGTGAAAGTGCAGACCGGTTTTGGCGAGCTGGCGGCTGCGGAAGACGATCTGGCCGATGCGCTGGAACGCGACTTCAACTACTACCTCGTCAATACCGCGACCGAATACTATCCCGACACGTCGCACATGCTGTTGTGGGGCGTGCATTTCAAAGGATCGGGCTTCAAGAAGATCTATTACTGTCCGCGTCGGCGCCGCCCGGTATCTGAAAGTGTCGATGCCCAGGATCTGATCGTTTCCGACACCATCAAGGATCTGCGGTCGTGTGAACGCATCACCCATCAGATCCCGATGCGGCCGTCCGAACTCAAGCGCATGGAAATGCTGGGCGCTTATCGCAAGGCCGGCCCGTTGGCCGAGCCGTATAACGAGGTTGGGCCGATCGCGGGCAAGATCGGCGAGATCCAGGGCACTCAGCGCAGCACCCGGCCGGAAGACCAGCCTTACATCATCTGGGAAAGCCAGTGCGAACTTGATCTGCCGGAATATGCGCCCGGCAAGTTCAAGAATAAAGGCATTCGCTTGCCCTATCTGGTGACGATGGAGAAGGACTCACGCACTATTCTGTCCATCCGCCGCAACTGGCGCGAGGATGACGACCAGTGCGATCGCAGGCGCATGTATGTGCGCTATCCTTATGTGCCCGGTCCCGGTTTTTATGGCACGGGCATGATCGGAATCGTGGGCAATTGCTCGATGGCGATGACCGCGGCATGGCGTGAGGCGCTGGATGCGGGCATGTACGCCAATTTCCCGTCCGGGGTTATTTCCAAGATCGGAGGGCGGCAGAACACTACTGACATGCGTCTTTCGCCGGGCGTGTTTCAGCCCGTGGAAACTGGCGGCTTGCCAATTGGTCAAGTTATTTCTCCGCTGCCATACAAGGATGTCACGGCGGGACTTCTTTCTCTCATGGATAAGGTGACCCAGCAGGCCAAGGAGGTCGGCGGGGTCGCCGATCTGCCTGCAGGCGAGGGTATCCAAAACGTTCCCGTAGGAACGATGCTCGCGAATATTGAGCAAGCCACCAAGGTCATCGCCGCCAGCCACAAGGGCATGCACACCGCCCAGGCCGAGGAGATCAACCTCCTGGCCGAGCTGATGCGGGAATATCCGGAAAGCTTCTGGGAGCACAACAAGCGCTGCCCGCAAGGTTTCTGGGACGAGCAGAAGTTCATCATGGCGCTGGACAATTGCCATCTGGTGCCGCGTACCGATCCGAACACGCCAAGCCATTTGCACCGCATCGCGGTTGCGCTCGGCCTCGTGCAATTGGCCGGTAACCCGGTGTTCACACCATTCTTCAATTTGAAGGAACTGCTGCTGCGGGTATTGCGGGTGGTGCGGCAAGATCCGACCGGGTTATTGCAAGATCCGCCGCCGATCCCGCCGGAAATGATGAACCAGGGCAAGCCGGGACCAGATCCATTGATCGGGCAGGCGCGCATGATGCAGGCGCAGACCGATGCCAGCGAGGCGGTGACCAAGGGTCAGCTCGGACAGCAGCAAGTGCAATTAGGTCAGCAAAAGCTGCAGACGCAGCGTGATATTGCCAGTGCCGAACTGATGCGTGAAATGGTCATTCACGAGCGCGATGCCGCGCGCGATCAGGCGCAGAATGTACAGCAGAACAGGCAGGACGCGCGGCAAGACGCGCACGATCGCGGCATGGACATTGCTGGCCATATGCTGGATCGGCAGCAGGCGCAGCACGAGCAGCATATGGAACGCGGCGGCTTAGCTCTGGATCATGCGCAGTTCCGGCACGATCGGCAGAGCGACATGACCGGGCATGCTTTGGATGCTGCGCAATTGCGTCACGACCAACAACAGTTGGCACATGATCGGGAAAGTGATATGGCGGAACACGCCCTGAATGTGCATACTGCTTTGAATCCGCCGAAGCCGAGCAAGGAGAGCTAGATGGACGCTGATCTGGCGCGTCAGATCTGGCGTTATGATCCTGAGACTGGCAAGTTTTTTTGGCTTGTAAGTTCTAGATACAAAGTATTGATCGGGGATGAGGCGGGTTATTTTGATGGCAAATATAATCGGCTTGCTTATGCCGGCAAGCAATATAAGTCAGCGCGGGTTGCGTGGTTAATGATGACGGGGAAGTGGCCGGTGGATCAAATTGACCATATTAACCAAGTCAAGACCGACGATCGTTTCTGTAATTTGAGAGAAGCCACGAACGCACAGAATGTTTGCAATGCTAAGGTGCGCGGGCGATCTTCGGTGCGTGGTATCTTTAAACGTGCTTACGGGTATCAAGTTTATCTCCATAAAGGCTTTAAGCATTTTTACATTGGCAGTTTCAAAAACCTTGAGGATGCGGTAAAAGCTAGGAACTTCGCCAGCCAAAAGTTGCACGGCGAGTTCGCCACTCAGGAGCGTTTGCTATGAGCCATCCATACAATAGTCATCGCGAACACCATGTGCAGCATCGAAGAGTTCATCCGATCACGCATGGTATGGCGCATGGCGGTTACGCCCATGGCGGGTTGAAGTCGCATGGCGGTGATGATCCGACCGTGGCCGCGGTGCGCAAGATATCAAAGAAAGTGCATCGCGCGGCCGGCGGCCGGGTCAAGCATCGCGCCGATCGGCGCGCCCGCGGCGGCAAAGTTCGCGTGCATGAAAGCCCGAAGGAAATTAAAGGTCGTGACGAGTTAGAGCCGTTCGAAGGCGCGCCAGACGATGCTAAGTCGATGGCTCATCGCGCCAAGGGCGGACGAGCAAAACACAAAGGCAAAACAGTTGTGAATGTGATGGTCGCTCCCCACCCTGGCGCGCCATCACTAGGTGGACCGGCTTCATTAGCCCCCCAGCCCCCCGCTGGTCCACCGCCTATGCGGCCACCGATGGCGCCGCCGCCTGGAATGGCGGGGCCGCCACCCGGCATGGCACCACCGATGGCGCGCCCGCCACTGGCACCCCCCGGTTTACCA